TTTTGATGATGGGTTATAACGAAGAAAAAAATGTCTATTACAATGAGATAGATCAAAAGGCATGGAGAACAAATACAACTGCTGGAGATCTTCCAATATCATTTGATTTAATTGGATCGATGACAGAAACTGAATATAATCTACTGATTGAATCACTTTATAAAAAGTATAATGGTGATTCGATTACAAAAGATCAATTTAAAGATGTATTTGAGTTGATCAGAAAATTTTGTGATAAAATATAAATTATGATTTTACTACCTAATGATGTTAGGTATAGCGATAGTATTTCATCAACGGCAAAGATCTTTTATTATGAAATTTTATTTCAGATAAAAAAAAACGGATCTTGTGAGTTTGATAATAATTATTTTGCCGATAGATTTAAAGTATCAAAACAATCAGCATCAAGAGTAATAAATCAATTAAAAAAAAATAATTTTATTGAAACAAAAATAATCGTTGATAAGCAGACAAAACAAGTAAAAAAACGTATCATCAAAATTAAGGATACTATCCACAAAAATGATGATAGGGGTATATACAAAAATGATAAGGTATATATATATAATAATAATAATAATAATATAAATAATAATAAGTATGAAAAAATTAAAATCAATTTTAAAGACTATCCAAAGGAAGTGCAAGGACTTTTTTTATCGCTTGAAAAAATTTTTCAAAATAAATTTTTACCAAAGACTAAAAGGCAAAAAAAAGAGTGGGTAAAAGCCATTGATGACTTGTGGAGGTTAGATGATTATCATCCCAGAAAAGTTTATATTATTTTGGATAAAGTTTCCAAGGATGATTTTTGGAATAAAAACTGCAACACTATTTTAAAACTAAGGAGAACAAACAAAGACAAAATAAAATACATTGATTATTTCGATAGTATTTTTGCCAACCATTTAAAAAACAAACATTTTGATAAATACCCAAATAAGAGAAAATCTTTATGATTTAGGCATTACTCTTAAAACAAACAATCTGCAACAAAAAACTACCTGCCCAAAATGCAGTCATAATAGAAAAAATAAGAAAGATCCTTGTTTAAGCGTTAATCTTGAAAAAGGTTTTTTCAACTGCCATAACTGCGGATGGTCAGGTAATGCCAACCTAAAACAAAAAAAAGAATTTGTTTTGCCTGTAGATAAATCAATTAATCTATCAAGTAGAACTTTATCTTATTTTTCCAAAAGAGGCATATCAAAGAAAACACTTAAAGATTGGGATATATCTGAATCTGATGAGTATTTTCAAAAGATTCAAAAAAAAAGAAAATCTATAAATTTTAAATATTACAAACATGGCAAAGTTGTTAATATAAAATATAGAGATGCTGAGAAGAATTTTAAGATGGTTAGCAATGCTGAACTTACATTTTATGGCATAGATAATTGTCTAAAGAATGATGAGATTTATATTGTAGAGGGAGAGATGGATGCCTTATCATTACATGAATGTGGCATTTATAATGTTATATCAGTTCCAAACGGTGCATCTCAAGGCAACCAAAAACTTGAATATTTGGATAATAGCTGGGAGTTTTTTACAGATGTCAATAAAATTATTTTATGTACAGATAATGATAAAGCTGGACTTTCTCTAAGGCATGAACTTGCAAGAAGGTTTGGAAAAGAAAAATGTCAATATGTTGATTTTGATAAGTATAAAGATGCCAATGAGATTCTATCAACAGAAGGTGCAGAAGTGTTGAGAACTATGTTAAAAAGTAAAAAAGACTTTCCCTTGGAAGGCATTCTTAATATTGATGAGATATGGGAAGATGTAATTAATTTAAATGAAAATGGTGTTGAAAATTATTCATTAGGCATAAACAATTCTGATGAATTTTTTAAAATCCAAATGGGAGAATGGAGTACCGTTTGCGGTGTACCTAATAGTGGTAAATCTGATTTTGTTGATCAAGTATGTGTAAATATGGCACTAACAAAAGGTTTTAAAACAGGGTTTTTTGCACCTGAATCTTTCCCTTATGAAGGTCATATAAAACGTTTGGCAAATAAGATTAATGAAAAATATTGTACAACAGAAGATCTTAATAGTTCAAAATCTTTCATTGAAGATCATTTCTTTTTTATTAAAATAGATATTGAAAATTTAACACTAAAAGGCATACTTGATAATTTTAAACAACTCGTTTTTAGGCATGGAATAAACTTATGTGTGATTGATCCTTGGAATATGCTTGACCACACCGCACAAAGAGATTATCAATATATCGGTACAATGTTATCATACATAACTCAATTTTGCCAACAAACTAATACACATTTATTTTTAGTGGCACATCCAAGAAAAATGGAAGTTGAAAATAATATTTATAAAGTACCAACCCCTTATGATATTAGCGGATCATCTGATTTTTTCAATAAATCTTTTAATTGTTTGACTGTTTATAGATCTATTGGAGAGAGAACTGAGTTTGATAGTGATGCAGTTAAAATATACATACAAAAAGTAAAAAGAAAAGAAAATGGTAAATTAGGTATGTTTACAACTGCACCAGATTTTAAATGTGGTGGTGTATATAGATCAATTGATCCTAACAAACAAAGGTTTACCGCTTTAAATGATGATGTACCTTTTTAAATATAAACTATGATTACAGTAAATTCTTTGAGTGGTGGTAAGACATCCTCATACATAGCTGCAAATTATCCTGCTGACCATGATGTGTTTGCACTTGTAAGGATAGAACATAAGCCATCTAAATTTCCTGATAAGAAAATAAGACAAGAAGTAGAAGATAGAATACAAGCACCATTTATTGGAACTGCTGAGGATGATATGATTATTTATACTATGTTAGATTTAGAACAGTACATAGGTAGAAAAATAACTTGGGTAACAGGTAAGACATTTGACAAAGTATTAGATAGTGCAGGAACTTTACCTGACCCTTTAAGAAGGTACTGTACAACAGAAATGAAAATGCAGCCTATGTTTGATTGGTGGAGAGAAACAGTAAAAACACCTTGTGAATTTAGGTTAGGTTTTAGGGCAAATGAAACTAAAAGGGCAAACAGAACAACTGCGAAAACAAACCAAAATGGTTTTTTAGAAATGAAAGCAGTAATTGGTAAAAGAAAAACAAGAAACAAGTGGGGATTAGTAGAATGGCAAAAACCAACTTATCCACTAATAAACGATAATATATATAAAGACAATATAGAAAAATATTGGAAAGATAAACTTATTAGATTTGCTTGGATGAATAATTGTGTTGGCTGTTTTCATAAAAACCCATTACTTATAAGAAAGATGTGGGAACAACACGAAAACAAATTACAATGGTTTGCTTCTAAAGAAAGATTAAAGCACAAAAAAGATGTTTGGTATAAAGACAAAAACTTATCTTTTTTAGATATTAAGAATTGGAATGTGCAACAAGAACTATTTAATGATGACTTTAACGAGTGCGATTCAGGATATTGTGGGATATGAAAACAATTAGACAAAGTAAAAAAGTAAAGAGAATGATATTTGATGGCAATAATGCAGAAGATATTTTTTTCTACATAATGAACATGATAAAAAGACCAATCAGAAGATCATCAGAAAATCAAAACAAGTACCAGCATATAGATTTTTTTATTGGCAACAAATCCTATGATATAAAAAGCAGAGCATATCAAAATGTTGTCTGGTTAGAGGCAAAAGGTATTTATGGTCATGATGGATGGTTACTTGGCAAGTCTGATTACATTGTGATATATTATACTGACATACAAAAGTTTTGCTTTTACAAAAGATTAGATTTGTTAGATTTTGCAAAAAAATTTAGAAAAAAATCGACATCAAAAAAATATTATCATTGGTATTCAAGACAACACTGGGGGAGGAAAGATTTGTGCTTGCTTGTAAAAAAACTTGATTTAAATAAATATGAACAACATTCAATTGTTGTATCAAATATTTAATTGTTATATTTAAACATAATTAGTTTTTTAATAATTGTTGGTTTAAGGCAGTCGTATCATTTTTGAAATTTTTGATTAATAGTAACCCACAACTATCGGCTGCCTTTTTTTCATATTTACCATTATTATTTATTTAAGTTTAGTAAAGAAATGTTGTAAAAAATATTTTTAATTTTGCATAATCATGCAACAAAAAGCAACAGATAAAAAAAAGAAGGCTATGATCAAGGCAATGGAAAAATGTCTTGGTGTTGTTTCAACTGCTTGTAAAGTAGTAGGAATTGATAGAGCAACCCATTACAGATGGATGAAATCAGATAGTGAGTACAAAGAGATTATTGATGATGTAGAAAATCTTGTAATTGATTTTGCTGAGAGCCAATTACATAAACAGATACAAGATGGTAATACTGCCGCTACAATTTTTTATCTTAAAACTAAAGGCAAGCCAAGAGGCTATGTTGAACGTCAAGAGATTGCTCATGATGGCAGTATTGAATCAACTTTAATCCAATGGAAACCAGCGGACAAAGAATAGTCAACCAATTATGTAATCGACAGTTCTACGATTTACTTAACTCAAAAAAAAGATTCAGAGTACTACAAGGAGGTAGTAGATCTGGTAAAACCTATGCTATTTGTCAGTATATTATCTACTTATTAACATCTTCAAAAAAGCCACTTGTAATATCTATTATAAGAAAAACTCTACCTGCACTTAAAGGTTCTATACAAAGAGATTTTTTACACATATTAGAGCAGGTTAATATGTATTACAGCGGCATACACAATAAAGCTGAAAATACATTTAGATACAAAAAGCACTTAGTTGAGTTTATTTCTGTTGATCAACCTATCAAGATCAGAGGAAGGAAAAGAGATATTGCCATACTAAATGAGGCTAATGAGTTATGGCTGGAGGATTTTAGGCAAATCAATATGAGATCTGAATGTGTGATTATGGACTACAATCCAAGTGATCCTATGCATTGGATTTATGATGAGATATTACCAAGAGAGGATTGTGATATGTGGATCAGCACTTACAAGGATAATAAGTTTTTAAGTGATGATCTTGTGAGAGAATTAGAGAGATTAAAAGATCGTGATCCAGATTATTGGCGAGTTTACGGTCTTGGTGAAAAGGCTTATTTTTCTGATAGGCAAATATTTAACAACTGGAACTTTATTGATGAGATGGATTTTCCAGAGTTTGATGATCCTATAATAGGGATTGATTTTGGTTTCTCTGTATCTAAAACTGCAATTGTATTATTACAAAAGTTTAATGATAAAATATATATCAAAGAATTATGCTATAAACTTGGAATGACAAATCAAGATATTGCTGATTTTATGTATGCAAATAAATTAAATGATATACTTGCATATTATGATTCAGCGGAGGTAAAAAGTGGAGAGGAACTCAAGAGGTGTGGACTGATAGTAAAACCATCAATAAAAGGGCAAGGATCTGTAAACGCTGGTATTTCACTTTTAAAAGAGCATGATATCTTTGTATCAAAATCATCTAAAAACATAATGATGGAGTACAACAGTTATATGTGGGATCAAACAAAAGATGGAACAATCATAAACAAAGCAGTACCAAAAAATGATCACCTTTGTGATGCGATTAGATATTGTGTATTTAGTCACTACAAAAGGCAAGCTGAATTTTTTGTTTTATAATTGTTATTTTTGTATAAAATAAATTTAAATGGCAACCTTAATCGATAGATTTAGATCTATATTCACAACGAAAAATCAACAAACTAATCAATCCTTTAACAGGGCGATATATAACTTTTTAGGCAACACATTAATATCATCTCAAGATAATGATGATACTTATGTTAATAAAGGTTATAGATTTAACTCAACGGTTTATAGTATAATTAATTTAATTACAAAAGCAGCCACAACTGTTCCCTTTATAATTTATGAGGTTAAAAACGAAAACAGTTTAAAAAAATATAAAGCAATAACATCATCAGGTTTTGATAGTAACACAATACTAAAATCTAACATACTACAAAAAGATGCACTTGTAGAGATTGATAATAGTGATCTTAATGATATATTAAAAAGACCAAATCCTGCACAATCCTTTGCTCAATTTATATCAGAGGTAATTGCTTTTGGTAAGCTAACAGGTAACAGATATATTTATGGTATATCACCAAATACAGGTGCAAACGCAAGTAAATTTACAGAGTTATATGTATTACCATCACAATCTGTTGAGATAAACTCTGGTGGATTTATGAAACCTGTTGATTACTATACTCTACAATACAACGGATCAATTAAAATACCATCGGAGAACGTTTTGCACATAGGTGATTTCAATCCAAATTTTGATGGTACTGCATCACATTTATATGGTATGTCACCGCTTAGGGCAGGTTTGAGATCTTTGGATGCCAATAATGAGGCACTGACTACTGGTGTTAAATACTTGCAAAACCAAACTGCAAGAGGTGTTTTAATGAGTGAGGAAGGTGATTTAAATGAAGTTCAAGCAAGACAACTCAAGGAAAAATTTAGACAACAATATCAAGGATCAAACAATGCAGGTGATGTAATCATTACACCAAAAAAATTATCATGGGTGAATTTTGGTATGTCTGCATCAGATTTATCTTTGATTGAACAATACAATGCATCCATTAAAGACTTGTGTAACATCTATAATGTGCCAGCAATACTTTTAAATAATGTTGAATCTGCAACATATAACAATATAAAAGAGGCACGCAAAATGATGTACACCAATGCGGTAATCCCTGAACTTATAAAAGTAAGGGATGAATTGAATCGTTGGTTAGTTCCTAAATTTGGTGACAATTTATTCTTAGATTTTGATTTTACAGTTATTCCTGAACTACAAGAGGAAACGGATAAGATAGTAACCAATCTTTCACAATCTTGGTGGCTGACACCTAATGAGAAAAGGGTTGCATCAGGTTATGGTGTAGATGAAGATAATGATGCTTTAGATGATTATTATTTTCCAGCCAATCTTTTGCCTGTAGGAGATAGCGATATGCCAGATATGACACCTCAACCGATTGAAGTAGACGAAAAGTCTATAACAAAAGATAAGATTATGGCATTTTTAGATGCCTATACTACAAGAGAAGAAGCAGAAGATAGAGCAAGAGATATGGGTTGGAATGGTGAAGGTGTTGGATTCCATACTCACACTTATGATGGCAATGAAATATTTATGCCATTTGAAACGCATGATGAATATGTAGCTGCACAACAAGGTAAGCTGGATGAATTTTATGGTATGATAGATGCTGATTCTTATTATGATGATGATGAGGATACAGAATCTGTTTCAATGGATGATATACTGAGAAAGAAAACACCTGAAATTACAGGTAGGCAAGAAACAGCACTACGAAATAAGGTTAAAGATCACAACGAAGATGTGGGTGATAATCCTTCTAAAAGAGCAACTTATTCAATGCTTGCCAGATCTTACGTTAGGGGAATCGGTGCATATAGAACAAACCCATCATCAGTAAGACCAAACGTAAGAAGTGAAGAACAGTGGGCAATGGGTAGAGTAAACGGTCTATTATATGCACTTAGAAACGGAAGATTCAAACGTAAACCTTACGATACAGATCTACTACCTGAAGGTCATAGATTATCTACCAAAAAAAACCAAAAGCAAATGTTTGATGATTATCCTATGACCGCAACAAATAATGCAAGAAGGGTTAGAGATTGGATTGAAAAATATGGTAGAGATGAAGTTAGCGGAGGCACAAGTGTTGGTCTTGCAAGAATGAATCAACTTGCCAAGCGTGAGCCTATATCGATGGATATTTTAGTTAGAACAAGAAGTTTCCTTACAAGATCAATGGCAGGTGGTTATCACAAAATTGATCCAGACTTTAAAGATACCCCTTGGAAAGATAAAGGTTACACAAGCCATTTGATGTGGGGAGGTGAGGCAATGTTACGATATGCTAACAAAAAACTTGATTAATGCCATTACCCAAGCCAAGGAGATATGAGGATGAAAATGATTTCATACAAAGATGCTCTATTCATCCCCAAGTAATTGCTGATTTTGAAAATAATGATCAAAGAGTTGCAGTTTGTTATGATCTTTACGATAGAAAAGAAAACAAACAAATAAGTGATCGCTGGAAAGTTGATTTTAGAAAACAACTCTACATTGGGGAGAACGTTGAAGTTATAAAAGTAAGAAGGTATTATCGTGAACAATATCGAAAAGGTATTGAATATGCACTTACCAATAACGACACAAATCCACAACCTGACATTTTTAAATTTGCAGAAATAGAAAAACTATATGTATCAATATACCAAAATATAGGTTTGAGATTTGCAAAGTGGTACAGTAAAAATATAAGGGGCATGATTTTAAAACAACAAGATGTAAGTGGATACGATGATGTCTGGAGTGAAACATTTGCAGCACTTGGTAAAAAGGTATATGATCAAAGGAAAGGACTTGTACAGGGAACTGCAAAGAAAACCTTGCAAAAAACACTTAAAAAACTTTTTGCTGATCCTGATTTCCAAAAGGCTGGAACAGAAAAAAAGGCAAAGATTTTAAATACAAGATTCAATAAGATATCAAGATATCAGGCACAAAGGATTGTAAGAACGGAGGCAACCAATGCTGCTAACAAAGCAACGATTAGATCTGCTACCGATATCTATGGTAAAAATAACGTTGTCAAAGAATGGATATCAATTATCGGTGATGGCAGAACAAGAGAGAATCATGTTGCCATCGATGGTGCTATTGTTGGCATAGATGAGAAGTTTCAAGTGGGGGGTGATTTGATGGCAAATCCAGCTGATCCTTCTGCAAGTGCAGCTAATGTTGTCAACTGTAGATGTGCCATTGCAGTCTATCCAAAAGAGTAAAGTAAAATTATTATATTTGTATTATGGAAAATATCATTTATAAACAATCACCAATAGGAGAAGTTTTAGATGCCGATAGTAAAGCTGGTATCGTGAAAGGATACGCATCGGTTTTTAATAATATTGATTCTGATGGAGATATCATTAAAAAAGGTGCTTATAAAAAAACCATCCAAGAGAATGGATCAAGGGTTAGATATATTTATCAGCACGATTTAATGAAGCCTTTAGGTAAGATGAAATATCTCGAAGAAGATGAAAAAGGATTAATGTTTGAAGCAGAGATAGCAAAAACTCAACTTGGAAAAGATGTAATTGAACTTATAAAATCAGGAGTTATAACTGAAAACTCCGTTGGTATTTTACCAATACAAAAAGAAATGGTTAACGGTAAGAGGGAAATATCCGAAGTAAAATTATATGAGATTTCTGCGGTTACTCTTGCTGCAAATGACAAAGCCATGATATTAGATGTTAAGGGTAATATAAATGAAGATCTTATAACAAAGCGATATGATAATATTGCTAAACTTATCCGTAAAGGTGATATATCTGATGAACTTGGATATGCACTTGAATCGGAAATACTAAAATTGAAATCATTATTTCAACAAATAAGCACTTTGCCAACTGGAAACGATGTTACAAAGTCGCATGATCTGGAAAATGATTCATCCGAAATTTTTAACTATTTGTCTAATGTTCTAAAAAAATAATAAAATGAACGAAGATGTAAAAAATCAATTAGATCAGATAGGTGACATCGTAGACTCAAAGATTGAAAAAGCATTCAACCAAGCACAAGAAAATGCAAAGGGTGAAGTGGAATCATCTTTGAAAAGTGAGATCACAAATCTGACTAATGAGTATAATGAAAAATTCGAAAATGCAACCAAAAGAATGGATGCAATCGAAGTTGAAAGTAAAAAAACTTTAACAAACGTTACCACAAAAACTTTTAAAAGTGAAGTGGAAACTGCTATCAAAGATGGTGCAATAGAATCATTTCAAAAGGGAAATGCTAATGCAGCAAGATTTGAAGTAAAGGCAGGTGATATGACCATGGCTAATACCTTTACAGGTGTTGTAGCTGGTGAAACAGTAATTGAGGATTTTAAATTCGATCCATCAAGATCAGTTCATATTAGAAGTCTTTTGCCTATTGGAAGCACAGATGCCCAAACAATAAGATTCCCAAAAGAATCAGCGTTTGATGATGGTGCTGCTGCAACAGCTCAAGGATCAGCACTTGGTCAGTCAGACTTTGATGTGACTGCAACAAGCGTAAATGTTGAGAAAATCGGTACATTTGTTCGCATCACTGAAGAAATGTTGAACGATACTGCTGGATTATCTTCTTACTTATCTGCAAGAATACCAAGCAAAGTAATGGCTATAGAAGACACAGAAATCATTTCAGGTGATGGATCATCTCCAAATTTAAGTGGTCTTTTAACAGATGGTTTAGCCTTTACTACATCAAGCGGAGGTTTATTTTACCAAAGTGTAGAATCTGCCAATGAATTTGATGTTATTGTTGTGGCACTAAATCAGTTAGCAGTATTAAATTATCAGGCTGACACGATTATTATGAATCCAACGGATTTCCATAAAATTGTTTTACTGAAATCAACTGCTAATGAATATTTGAGAAATCAAATAATTCAAGGATTACAACCAGCCATCAATGGTGTGCCGATAACTTTAAACACCGCAATGCCAGCAGGCAAGTTCCTTGTTGGTAATTTAGCTCAATCAACTCAACTTTGGGTTAGAGATGGATTATCTCTTGAATTTGCAAGACAAGATTCTGACAATTTTACCAAGAATTTTGTTACTGTAAGAGCGCAGGAAAGAGTTGCTTTAACAACATACACACCTAATGGAATAGTACAAGGTACGTTCTCAAGTGCTAAAACGGCATTGGAAACTCCTTAATTTTTGTTTTTGTTTGTTTGTCAATTAGGGGAATATTTTTTGTTCCCCTTTTTTTATGGATTTAAATAAAAAATATCTAAAAATCATAATTTGATTTTAATTAGTATTTTTGTTTAAAATATATAATTATGAAAATGTTAATGTTAAGAGACGTTCTCTCATCAGAGGGTTGGAGAAGGGAAGGTCAAGTCTACGAAGTTGCAACCCCTGTATGTAATGATTACTTAAAAAAAGGTATTGCAGTTGAACACAAAGAAGTAGCGGTAAAAGAACAAAAGCCTGCGGAAACTAAAGAAAATAAAGCAGCCAAAAAAAGGACTACTAAAAAAAGTAAATAATGCCTTACAAAGCAAGTTCATACAGCAGCAATCCTCCTGACAGGTTTCTGCAACAAATGAAGATTGTATCTACTACAGGTAGCGAGATTATCGCTGTTACTGATGTTAAAGATTTTACTCGTATTGATACATCATCAGATGATAGTATTATTTTAAGGATGATTACACAATCAAGAATTGTAGCAGAGAACTATATTGGTAGTGATATCGTTGCAAAACAAAGACAGTATTATCAAGCGTTTGTCAAAGAAAAATTTACTCTGCCATTTGCACCAGTTGCATCAATATCATCAATTACAGTTGAAGGATCAAGTGCAACACATCAGATCAAAGGACTTAACAATGAGGTAGTTTTTTTAAATGAAATGCCAGCAGATGATGTTATTGTCACCTACACAACACAGGGTTTAAATGATTTTCATATACAACAAGCCTTACTTATGATGGTTTCGACACTATATGACAATAGAACGGACTTTATCAAAGGCAAAACAGTCAACGATATACCGCTATCAAGCAAGGATCTTTTAAATACTTTTAAAAATGTCTATGTATGAATGCATCTGATCTGGACACTAAAATTGAAATTAGGCGATTGTCAACATCCGCAGATGGTTTTGGTGGGTTTACTGACACTACAGGCACGATAGCCACTGTATGGGCATATAAAAGAGAATTAAGCGGTGATATTACCCTAACAAATGGCAAAAGACAAAAAAGGGTTGATCTTGAACTAATAATGAGAAAAAATACCGCAAGTTTAATTCAAGATGGTGATCTTCTAAAAATAAAAGATAAAGATGGTGAATATACTATCACAAATATCTTTGAATCTGATCATAAATATTTTACATCCATTAAAGTCACAAAAGTTGCTTAAGATAAAAGTCAATAAATCAGATTTATTGAATCTAACTCTTAAAATAAAAAAGTTAGAAAGATTGGGTATTGATGTCAATCAGGAGATAAATTTCACCGCTGGTAATATTGTTAGAGATATGAAGGTAGATGCACCAGCTAAATTTGGTGAATTAAGAAGGGGCATAAATCATACAAGGACAACAAACGGTAATCAAATTACATCAGTTGTTGAATATTCACCTTATCAAGAATTTGGCACAAGATATGAAACAATAAAAACCCAAGACATGACTGCACTTGGAATACCAAAAAGTTATGCCTTACAATTTAAAGCATCTCCACTGATAAAACCTACAAATATAAAAGCAAAAGAATTTTTCTTTAAAAACGCAAGAATTGGTTATGAATCTCTTTTAAGAAAGATTGATTTAAAGCTAAAAAAATTATCTTCATGAATGAGGCTTTACATCATATAAGAAAAGCACTTGTTACATCATTAACAGATCATGTAACATTAGATGGTGGATCTAACTATGTATCTGTTGGCAACGTTATAAAAAATACTATTGATGAGCCATATATTAGAATATTTAGTTTTTCATCAACAGAAGCGGATCAAAACGCATCATCTTTTAATTTAGAATGCACAACAAGAATAGAAGTTACTACAAGTTCAAATTACAACTCTGGGGGTCAATTAGACTGCAACAAAATTGTTGACCAAATACTAAACAGGGTAAGAACAAGATCAAGTGGATATCTTGATTTAAGTTCAGATAATTTTAATGTTTATGTAACAACTGCACCTACTGTTGTTTATGAAGAAGTAAATCTTGATGAAAGATCTTATTTTAGAGCAGAGATTGATTTAATCCATAAAGTAGAAAAAATATGACAGAAGATTTAAAAATATTTGCTTTTAATTTTACAGCTTTAGCAATATCACTTACGGAGATACAAATTGTGTTGCAAATACTTGTACTTATAGCAACACTTGTATATACTATAATAAGAATAAATAAACTATGAAAACTGCAAAAGAGATATTACATTTTACAGGATCACTTTTAGTCTTTGGCTTAATAATTCTCATAATGTATTATCTTACTCAATATAAAATACCAGAGGATAACAGAGATCCTATTTTAACGCTTACAGGAATGATTGCGGCATCGCTATCCATGATTATAAGTTCCATCACTGGTTCTAAACCTTCAGAACTATCAGAGGCTAAAAAACAAATCTCATCATTACAAATGAAGATTGATATGCTTGTTGAGAGTAAAGATGCATTAGAAAACCTTGTTATTAAAGTGCAAGAAGATATCATAACAAATCTTGTTGATAAACAAAAGCCATGCGATTGTGATGAGAATAAAGAAGATCAAAAATGAATCACTTTAAATTTTCAGAATTTGATTCCCCTGATCTACCTAACTCTGGAAGGGATTATATGGATCGTGAATTTTTAGAAAAATTAGATTATGCAAGATCAATTAGCAATGTGCCATTCATAATAAATAGTGGATTTAGAACATCTTCACACAATAAAAAGGTAGGAGGAAAAGAAAAAATTGTTGATGAGTTTGGCAAAGTAATATCAAAAGGATCATCTCATTTATATGGACTTGCAGTTGATATATCTTGCAAAAACTCAAGACAAAGAATTGAAATTGTAAAATCGCTTATTGATGCCTCTTTTACTCGATTAGGTATAGCTAAATCATTTATACATTGTGATTTAGATCCTGATAAAAACCCAGCTATTTGGCTCTATTAATATGGCAAAAAAGAAATTTGGACAGACAACTGTAGGCAAAATACTTAAAGCAAGTGTTGGACTAATAAACCCAGCTTTAGGAGGCTTGATAAGTGGTAATATGGGAATTGAAGAAGTTATATCTGCTATAAAATCATCTGATGCACCACAAGAAGATAAGATAAGAGCGCAAGAGTTAATCTTAGAGGCTTATGAGGCTGAGGTTGCAGATAGAGCATCAGCAAGACAAAGAGAGATGGCAGCAGTAGCCGCAGGGTCAAATGATATATTATTCAAAACAGTTGGTTGGGGTATAACCTTGTCATTTGTTGCAGTTGTGGCTGGTGCTATAGGTCTATGGGAAATACCTAAAGAATCACAAAGATTATTTGATATGGGGTTTGGTGCAGTTGTAGCTGCTTTTACTCAAGTTATAGGATACTATTTTGGCAGTTCTATGGGCAGCAAACAAAAAACAAACATCATAAAAGGAGATGTTGATATTGACTAAGTTATCAATACTATAAACGTTGTTTGTTTAGATTTATTAAATTTGTAAAAAAACAAGTATGGGATCATCTTTATCTGGTGTAAAAATAAAAGACACCTATCAAGGACTTATAAAAACAACCGATAATGCCGCTGCATCATCGACATCAAAACAATTAACTGATGGTCTTGGGAATGATCTTGGGATTGAAGTAAATACATCTGGTGAATTAAAAGCAACAACTTTAGTAAAATCAGGTGGTACATCTTCACAGATACTGCTTGCCGATGGTACAGTTGCGACAACCTTAGCATCTTCGTTTTTAGCTGCTGATTCAGTTGGTAATACACAACTTGCAGATTCATCGGTCAAAGCTGCTGAACTAAGCACATCAAACACCGCTGTTAATGCATATATCTTATCATATAATAGCTCTACTGGTGGTTTTACATGGGTTCCACAAACATCAGCAGATGGTGGTTTAATTGTTTCTAATGAAGGCAATAATAGAGTAATTACATCATCAGGTACAGGAACAGGCGTAGCTGAATCAAACTTAACGTTTGATGGTGCGACAAATGCTCTTTCTGTTACAGGTACTGTTACATCAAGTGGCACTTTAATTGCTGGAGGTGATGGAAGTACAGGCGGTGTTACAGTAGCTGATGGACAAATCGACATTAGAACAAGCGGTAGTGTTCCCGCTCAAATGAAATTTTATTGCGAAGAAAGTAATGCCCATGCACAAACTCTAAAAGCACAACCACATTCAGCAGCAAGTAGTGCAGTTCTAACTTTGCCTTCTGCTACAGGCACACTTGTAGGTACAGGAGATACAAGTTCTGTAACTGGAACAATGTTAGGTACAGAGTTTACTGCATCACAAGCATTATCATCAGGTACAGCAGTGGCAGTTGATACGAACACCGCAGATGTTTTTACCCTTACTTTAGGTCATAGTGCAACACTTAATTTTACAAACGTAGCTATTGGTGATTTTAAAACTATTATTATAACAGGTGGCGGTAATAGTTATGGTGTTACACTTGGAAATATTACTGATACATCATCAACCACTGTATTAGGAACATTTAATAAAATATCTGGAACATATAGCGACACAACAGATGTTAAGAATTTGTTGCAAATTAAATTTATATCCACAACAGAAGCATGGTACTCTTACTCCCAAATATCATCTTAAAATGAAGGCACAAGTAACAAATACAGGAATTTATCCAATGAAAATATTACCAGAAACTTTCAATTCTAAATCTGGTCATATAACAAACTTTAGAAATGCATCAAAAGAGATATTGGAAGCAGAGGGGTTTTATGATATTGTAAGACCAAGTTTTAATCCACTTACTCAAACCAAGGGAGGTTTGTACTTTGATGAAAAGAAAAAGATAGTAACTTATGATGTTACTGATATTGATTTTAACAAGGAGGTAGATGTTATTGGAGAAGATGGTGAGCCAACAGGTGAAAAAGAAAAAAGGTATAAGTTAGCAGATATAAAAGCAATTAAGATATCAGAAATTAAGTCTAAAGCAAACCAGTTATTACAACCTACAGATTGGCAAGTAATAAGGAAGTCAGAGAGGGGTATTGATATTAATGCTGATGTTGCTACAGAAAGAGCAGGGATACTTACAGAGGCTGATAGGTTAGAGGCTGAAGTGAATGCCAAAAAGTCTTATAAGAGTGCATTGCTTTATAATGTCCAGTTTTTTCCTCCTGCTGAAAAACCAGAGTAAACATGAGTTTAGGTAGAAGATTTGTTAGTACAGGTGCAGCAGATGCAGTTTGTCTTACTGAATCAGTACAGGTATTTGGTGCTGATAGCACATACAGTAGTAATAAATTACTTTATCAATTTGAAAATGATGTAACTAATGATGTAGGCACACCTTCAGCAACAAATTCAGGTGCTACATTTTCTTCTACTGCTAAATTTGGCTCATATTCTGCTGATTTTGCAGGAACAACTCAACATATAGACACAGAATATAACACAGATGACACTGCCTTAACCCATTCTTTTTGGATGTATCAGCATTCAATCACAGGCAGTTATAACGCTATCTTAGGGACTTATTGGAATGGTGGAGGTAGCGGTCTTTATGGATATTATCTTTGGTCTAGTGATGGCACAACTCTTAATTGGACAGTACACACAAGTAATGCTGCCTATGTCCAAGTATCAGGAACTGTATCTCTTAATGCTTGGCATCACGTTGTTCTGACTTGGAGTGATGGTGTCGGTGCAAGTATTTATATAGACGGTTCTTTAGCTGAATTTACTGCATCAAGTTTAGCAAGACAAAAAAATGATGAAACAATTACTTTAGGTAATCTTGACACAAGAGGTACTAGTACAGTTGGATATGATGGTCTCTTAGACCAATACAGGTATTATAATAAAGCGGTATCGGATAGCGATGCTTATACACTTTATTCTGAAACAACAGATACTGTATCTAACACCAATCTGTTAAATGAAGGTGCAGGTTTAGCTTTATATTCTTTGGATTATGATGCAAGCGATGCAAGTGGTTATTATGATGGAACACCTACTGATGTTGATTTTGGAGTAGGCGGACAAATAAATACAGGTGCAAGGTTTAATGGAAGTAGTAGTAAAATAACTTTATCCTCTACAATTTCCAGTATAAAAACTTACTCTTTTTGGATTAAACCTGATTCAAGTGGTAATGCTACTTATGCAAGAAGATTATTTGGAGATGTTGGCGGAACATCTTATACCAACTCAATTACTTTTGATAAACCTAATAGTAAGGTAATATATTACGAAGGTACAACCGCAAGAAGTAGTGCTACTATATCAAATGATGCTTGGAGTCATATTGCTTTCACATCAGATGGTACTACTTTAAAAGTATATACAAATGGAAGTTTAAGTAATACGTACACAACAAGTGGGTTTAATAGTTCTATAAATGAAATATGTAGTACAAGCTCTAATAGGCAATTTACAGGCTCATTAGACCAAATCCGTATATTTTCTAAGGCGTTAGATTCAACAGAAGTCAGCACACTTTACGCAGAAACCGCTTGTGTACATACTGCAACTACAACTGATAATTATTATCCTACTACAAACCTTGCGTATTACAAATTTGACAATTCAGCAGAGGATTCGGTAGGTACTAACGATGGTACTGAAACAGATATAGAATACAGATTCGGCAAGTATGGTCAAGCTGCGGTGTTTAATGGTAGTAGTAGTGAGATAACAATAAATAGTTTTACTACACCTTCAAACAATTGTACTACATCTTTGTGGTTTAAAGCTAATAGTCAAGCGGACAACCAATTCATTCTTGCTTTAAATAACACAAAAAGACAAGCCATTCGTTTAAATAGCACTTTTAATGATGGCAATTTTACAGGAAGCACAGGTGCAGATGGTAGAATAAGTTATTTGCATCACATTACAGGACAAGACCCATATTTGGATAGTGCTTCAGGATTGTGGGAAGTTAATAGATGGTATCATTTAGTTGTACAAAAAAGTTCAACTGATGGCGCAAAAATATGGTTAGATGGAGTTGAAATAGCATCATCAACTAATACAACAGATTTTCCTACTGTTTCAGGTAATAATGTAATAGGTTCAGCAAGTGGAAGTTTGTATTTTGATGGACAAATTGACCAATTAAGATTTTTTAATTCATTTCTATCAGAAGAAAACATACTTAAACTATTCAACGAAAAACCTGAAACAGATACATCTAACTTCAAGACTGTATTGTATGAAGGGAGTGGTGCAGCTCAATATGTTTCTAATGTAGGAATGGACTTAGAAACAAATGGTGGTTTGGTTTGGATTAAAAAGAGGTCAGGTGGAAGTACAAGAGACCATATGCTTTATGATTCAGTTAGAGGTGCGGGAAATAGAATAAGATCAAATCAAACTACAGCAGCAAGTAATGCAACAGATGAATTAACATCATTTGATGCTAATGGTTTCTTTTTAGGAAGTAGTGATGCTGTAAATGGTAGCTCATCATCACCTAATTATGTAGCGTGGACTTGGCTTGCAGGTAAAGAGGCAGTTGCAGGAACAGGAACAGGAGTAACAAATGTATCAGTATCAGCCAATACAGATGCAGGGTTTAGTATAGTAAAGTTTACAGGCGGTAGCGGTAGTGGTCAAACAGTAAAACATGGATTAAATTCAGAACCTGAAATATATTTCTTAAAAGGTCTTGATAACGGGACAGATAGTTGGATAGTGTGCGGAAATAGTACAATATTTAGCAGTCCAACAACTAATTTTTTAAGATTAAATACAAATGATTCCGTTGGAAGTACAACCGCAAATCACGTTGGTTCTAATGGCGATGATATTAATGTACAAGTAAGAAATTACAATGGGCTAGAAACAATAGCCTACTGTTGGCATTCAGTTACAGGATATAGTAAAATTGGTACTTATGAAGGAACAAATAGCACAGTTACAGTTTCAGATGTAGGTTTTAAACCATCTTTTGTAATGATAAAAAATGTTGATGATACAGGTGATTGGGTTATGTTAGACAATCGAAGAAACACAATAGAGGATAGACTTAATAATTGGTTAAGAGCCAATAGTAATGCACAAGAAACAGGTGCAGTTTCTACTGCTTATATAACTGTAAATGATAGCGGATTCATTGTAGCAAATACAACAAGTTTAGGAACTAATTCTAATGGCGATACATACTTATATATGGCATTTAAATAAAATGGAATCGTTTATTGTATAAAAAATAATATTAAATAAAAATATTATATTTGTATAAAATATTTATAAAATGGCAAGTACAGTTTACAACGGAACTAATCTACTTTTAAAATTTGCAGTTGATGGCAGTTCACCAGTCACTTTAGGACATACAACATCAGCAACACTTACTATCACCCATGATTTACCAGAATCTACATCAAAAGATAGTGCTGGATTCCAAGAGGTAATAAGTGGTGTAAGGTCTGGTGAGATTTCTTTTGAAGGTTTAGTAGATTATACCGATACATTAAATCACGATGAGATATTCACGATGGTATCTAATAGATCAAAAGTTGATTACAGTTTTGGCACAGCGGTCAGCGGTGATGCGGTATTATCAGGTGAAGGTTTTATAAGCAGTTTAGAGATTAATGCGGATATGGAATCAGCTGTTACTTTTAGCGGTACAATAGTAACAACTGGTGCAATAACACAAGCTAACAACTCTTAAAAAATAATGCACAATAAAAAAAGGGGTTATCTCGATCTTGATATCGGAGGTAAAAAACGTACATTACATTTCTCCATGAATTTTTGGAGTGAATTCACAGATGCATTAAATGTGCCATTGGATAAACTCGGTGAAGCATTTGAAAAAGGCATAACAATAAAGATGATCATACAGATTGTCTATTGTGGTCTATATGCCTTTGATATGGAAAACAAAAACAAAATTGATTACAACGTATTTGATGTTGGAAATTGGTTAGAAGAAGTAGATGCTGAAAAATTAACCGACATTACCAACTCCTTAATGGAATCCAAAATCCTTGGAAACCAACTCAATATGGGTATTGATAGAAATCCAACAGAGGAAAAAAAAACAATCACGAGCCAGCAGAAATTAGCTGGAATACCTTAATCGATTATTTTATCGGACAAGTTGGAATTGATCCAACAACCTTTTGGCTAAACACTTGGAAGGAGAATTTCTTATTAGGTGAATCTTATACTATAAAACAAAACTTTGAGTGGGAGAGAATTAGGTACTTAGCTACAATGATCCACAATGTGAATTGTTCTAAAAGAAAAGATATGATCAAGCCACATGAATTATTTAAATTACCACAAGATAGTATTAAGGTTGAAAACACTATAAAATCAACTAAAGAACAATTTGAGGCATTTGTTGAAAAGGTAGAATCTTTAAACAATAAAGGCAAAAAACTTTTTTAATGTTTAAATTTGTAATATGAGCAACATTTTAAAAGTCATACTTGCTGGTGATGCAAGTGGTTTGAACAAGTCATTGTCAACTGCACAGCAAAAATTAAATGCATTTGGTAAGAGCGCCCAAAATGTTGGTAGAAACCTGAGTTTAAAACTAACTGCACCAATTCTTTTAGCAGGAGGTCAAGCGGTAAAAGCAGCATCAGATTTTGAAAGACTTCAAACATCCTTATCAGTTCTAACAGGAGGTGCAGCACAAGGTGCAAAAGCATTTGAAAAACTTGTTAAATTTTCAGCTCAGACACCTTTTCAACTTGCAGATCTTGCTGCGGTAAATAATCAACTCATCGGTTTTGGTTTATCTGCGAATGATGCTTTTGATTCTCTTAAACTATTAGGAGATGTTTCAGCAGTAGCAGGATCAGATTTATCAAGGGTTGCCATTGCATTTGGTCAATCGGCAGCAGCAGGTCGTGTGATGACACAAGACTTAAATCAATTTGTGAATAATGGTATTCCTATTTTCCAGATCCTTGGAGAGATTACAGGTAAAAATGCTGGAGAGTTAAGAGAGTTAGCATCTGAAGGACTTATAACATTTGATCTTTTAAAACAGGGATTCCAAACAGCAACATCAGAAGGAGGTAGATTTGAGAATGGTATGCAAAAACTTTCTCAAACCTTCCAAGGTCAGTTTTCAACCTTAAAGGATAATTTAAATATTGCACTTGCTGATTTTGGTAAATTATTATTACCCCTGCTTACTAAAGTTTTAAAATTAATTACAGGACTTGCCAGAAAATTTACAGAATTAGATACACAAACAAAAAAGAATGTTGCGGTGTTTGGTATGCTTGCAGCAGCGATTGGCCCAGCTTTAGTTGTTATAGGATCTCTAACATTATTAATTACACCGCTTGCACTTAAAATTGCTTTGATTACCGCAGCGGTTGTTGGACTGGTTTTGATATTCAATGATTTAAGAAATGTCTTTAATGATTTTTCATCGTTTGTAAAACAAACTTTTTTAAATGCAGTTGAAAGGATCAAAGAGGCAATCTCTTTATTAGTGCTTGATTTCAATACTTTAAAACAGAAATTTAATGAGATTATAACAAATAAATTCAAAGCAAATTTTGATGAAATAAATAAAAAGTATGATGAGCAAGCCGCTGCAATAAGAAAAACAACACAAGAGCAGATTGATTACAACAAAAAACAAGGTGAAACAGAGAGGGCAACAAATGATTTAAAATCTACTATTGAAGTATTAAAAGATGTTTATGAGGAATTGACAAATAAAATTTTACCAAACGCAACAAAAGCAAATGATGATGTAACGGAAAGTCTTAAAAAGCCAAACACTGTATTGGGTGAACTTAGAAGTAGATTAGAGAAAGCATTTGGGCCAAAGGTTTTGACAGCAGCAGAGAAATATAACAAAATTTTTACTCAGCAGGAAAAAAGCATGGAAGCAGTCAATAAATTAGATGAAATGCGTGCTGCGATCTTGAATGAAAAGGTAAACAATGCTTTGTCTGTTGGTAACCATTTGATGGGCATTTTCAGTAGCGGCGTTGAAGCATTATCTTCAGGTGGTAATTTTTTTCAAGGTGTTATCAACTCATTAAAACAATTGGCAAAACGTTTAGTTGCCGCAGTTTTAGCCGCCCAAGCATTGCAACTACTTTTGCCACTTTTTGGAGGTGCATCAGATTCAAGACTTTCTTTAGGAAATTTAATAGGAAGTTTTACTGGATTAGGAAGTCTTTTTTCAGGTGCAGCTGCCGCACCAAATATAGCATCACCAAACTTAGGTAATGCACTACCAACTAATGCATTAAATAATTCAAACGTAAATCTTAATGGTAATTTCAGACTTGATGGTCAAGATCTTGTACTAGCACTTGAGAATGCCAACAGAAATAGAAATAGATTATTATGAGTTATGGTGAAAAATTTAGACTTGAATTTGCCGATCTCCAAGGTAATCCAAGACTTTTGCAAATATCTCAGAAAAATTATACAGGTGTAAAATACCCATTAATTGGTACAGATGAGCCAGTTGTAATTAGATGGCACAATAAAGATGATTTTTATAATCCTATAATTGGATCTACTTGTACTCTTAACTTAATGGTTGTTGGTGATAGTGGTGGGGAGTTTTGGGAACTTGTAGATAAAAATTGGGAACTGACAGATGAGGTTTGGTCTACACAAGGAGGTGCGACAATATCAACACTTTATGATGATTTTTATAAATCAGATGAAAGAGAATATAAAGTACAAATATCAACAGGTGATGTTAGTGGATCACCACAATGGGATACAGAGGAAACCGAGTTTCAATCAAAAAACATAACATGGGATGATCCTCTTGGTACAGGATTTGAATTTTACTGGGAAGGTTTTTTAGTTGTAGATCAGTCTAAGCAGCTAATTATGACAGAGCCATATCCTATACAAATTGTAGCAAGTGATCAGCTTGGACTGTTAGAAGGATATACTGCACCTGATAGTGCCATAACACTTGATTCAAGTAATGAAATAAGTATGTCATCACAAAGTAACTTTGATAGCTTATTCTATTACATCCGTAAAATATTAGAACTTACAGGTCTTGATTTCAATATTTATATTGCTAATAATATTAGAACAAGTGGATCTAATTTTTTAGATAACCAAACAATATTCCACAACATAGAATTTTATGAATATGGGTTTTTGACAGATTCATTTGCAAATTTTAATGCTAAAGAATTATTATCATTGATATTAAAATCATTTAACTCAAGAATATTTCAATCACAAGGTAGGTGGTATATTATATCAAATTCGAATCTGATTGATGAGAGGATATTTACTCAAGGTCTTATCAATCCAACAATTTTATCTTCTATTCCACTAATACTTGTGCCAAAATCTGTTATGGTAATGGAAGGAGATAACCTGCTTATACCAACACAAGTTTTAAATCCAGATAATTCAGCAACAGATGTGGCAATATCAGCAACACCAAGAGGCAGCACATCAATTGCAAACCCAAGTTCTGAAATTCCAGAGATTTTGTATTCACCCCCAACAATAACAGAAGATGAAGAAGAAGATGTTATTGATGTTGAGGTAACAGCATCAGATGGATCATCTACAACGGAAAGCATTCCAGTAATAATTAAAAAGCAACCAAGTTTTAACTCGGCAGATCTACAAGCTGGAAAACCATTACTTGTTCCATTTACAACTGGATTTGCAGGAGGAATTAATGTTTACTATGATCCAAATACATCTTTACAAACATTAAACGATTTAGTAAATGGAAATGATATTACAAAATCTGCAGTTGGTAAGGTGGCAATGGATTCTGTACTTAAAAGTACAAGTATAAATACAACAGGATTAGTGCCAAATGGTCACAGATCAGATTTAACCTTTTCAAATGCATCTACTTCAAGAGATAATTTTAGTGTATTAAGATATTACAATAAAGTACAATTTGGTTTTGGTTGTGGTATTAGAGATGGCAGTTTCTCTGATACTTATGAATATTTACCTGTTGGATCATTTTTATCTATGTATTTTATAAAAGATCAATCAACACCAAGCGATGGTTTTTTCTATAAGGTAGATTCAAATACAGTAGACACTGCACATAGTTATACACCTTCATCGAGTGATTTTCCTTTTGGACATAGACAGTTCCCAAATTTTGCATTGACAGGGTCAAACAATCCACAACCAAGACTTACACAAGTTAATAATTGTGTATTTACTCCCCCAGATGGATTTTATAGTTTTAGAATGATCACTGCATTGAATGTTACAAGCTCATCAAGACTAAATGTTCCTCATCAAGATCTTTTAGCTGCTAAAATTGTGGCTGCTGAAGGATTCCCTACAATGAAACAAATAATCCCTTTAGGCGGAGAGGGATCAACAGCTTTAAATATAAATGGCAGTTTAAATGTAAGCTATACATCAAACCTATATTTAAGAGAGTTAAATGATATGTTATCATCACTTAATAGAATAGACGCAATAACACCAGTTTATACAATTAGACTTGCAAGTGGTAAGGTAGTTGAGAAAAAATTATTTAGATATGCCGAGAGCAGATTTGGTAACAGATTTATTTATCCAAGTGATGATAATGAAATAAGAGGAACAGGATAATGAGTACAATAAGAGAACAACAACTTAATTTGCTTAAAGCATCTGGAGAGGAAAGAATTCTTTTCAAGAGATATGATAAGGATGGGAATCACATTTCTAATGATGAGGAAAATGTATTACTTACAGTGCCAAATGTACTGATTCCACTTAATAAGAATTTAACTGTAGAATATGAAAGACCGCTGAAAGAGGTTCATTATGTCACAAAAAGAGATAGTGGTGCTGACAATCATCCAAACACCCATTTTATGTATAGTAGAACAAATACAAACAAATGTTATAAATGGAATGTTGGTTTAAATGATTCAAGCGGAGAGGAAGATTCAAACAATACTGTAAAGGTTGTAGAGTTTGGGGTAACAACTGGTCTTGATGTACATCCGCTTTCTAAAAATAAAATGTTAAGAACATTAGGCTTTTTGACATCTCGATCTGTTTCAGTTATAAACACAAGTGGTGGTGCTATGTTTAATAGTGCATTTCAAATAACACAAGAATCAACCACAAACATAAATTCTTTACAACAGATACCACAAAAAGCAGCGACAAGAGTAAGTTTTGATTATTTTATAACAAGTCTAACGGATGATAAGAACATCATGGAGGCTGAATTTGTTATTCAAATATCTCTTGCTTGGGTATATAATACATCAGATATAGGCATGGTTGAGTGGGATGATGAAGATGGTGAGTGGAAAGTTAATGCCTACAGAGGTTCGTTTTATCCTGAAAATAATTATATCAAAGTAAATCAGTACAATCAATGGCAAACTTTGACAATTGATATGCCTCCATACAGAGTTGGATCTGCATCAGGTGATAACACTACAAATTACACATCACAAACAGTTGGAATTAATATTGGTGTTTCACAGCCTATTTTAACATCTCCAAGTGGTGCAAGTAATTTTACAGATAATTATCAAGGTCTGCTCGTTGACAATGTTTCAATAAAATCTATTCCAAGAACAAAACCAACTCAAACAACAATTACAAGAAATAATGGAAATTCAGTTCATACAGGTGTAAAAAAAATAGAAAGTATTTTAACAAACGTACATAAAAGATCTTTTTCTGATCATAGAATATTAGAATCACTTGTTCAAAGAAGATTGCCTAATTCAATCGTTGCTCTTGAGAATATTGTAGGTCAAGAGATTTTAAATGACTTTAGAGCCTTTTTAGAGAGGTTTAGAGGCACTTTCTATAATGCTAACCCCCAACCTATACCTGTATCATTTCATAACCGTATATGGGTTAATTTTATAAATGAACAAGAGCCAGTAAGTGGCATGATTGATAAATTAACTTACAATGTAAAATCTAATCGCTACGATATAGAATTTCACCTGCCAAACCAAGATGATAATGTATCCGCAGACTACATCATCAAGTTTGAATAACACAACTTTTTTACAATAAAAAATAAAAAAAATTAAAAAAAAAAGTAAAATAATTTGCTTTTTATGTTTTAGTGGTGTATATTTACATCATAATTAAAAACAAGATTATGAAGGTTACAAGAATAAGAGAAGGAGTTTACAGAGTAAAAGATTCTGAAGGAACTTGGATAGCAAGAGGTGGCTCTGCTACAGTAAACGGAGGTTGGCAGGCTTTTGACTGCATTAATCCAGAAGAATGTAGTAATGAAAACAATTGGGCAGTTCAGTTTGATACATTCAAGCAATTAAAAGATTATTCACAAAATAATTAATAACAAGATTATGAAAGATTTTATTTACAATGTTTATTATTCGGATGGTGTTACTATAGTGGATACATTTAATGCCCAAAACCTTCAAGATGCTAAACGTAAAGCTAAGGAAAGGTCAAAAACAGTAGACTACAAAACTGCTTACTATACCATAAGTAGAGTTTACGACAGAGGTATAAAAGCATCAAGTGGTATAACTTTCAAAAACATCTAAAAACAACAGGGGGCAAAAATGTCCCTTTTTATATACAATAATATGAAAAATCAAAACATCGAAACCTTGTACACTTTGGAGTACAAAGGTTATAAGATTGAGAAAAAAAAATCAACTGTATCAACATTTGAATGGTTTGAATGTTTCGTTGGTAAGTTTTTAACAATACCCTACGGAATTAGCGGTATAACGATTGATTCAATTATTAATCGATTACATAAAAGAAAAAAGTATGGAAAATAAAATATTAGAATTTAAAAAAAAGATTAATGTTCACCGATTACATTTCTATGATATAGAAAAGTTATTGGATCTCTCCCCACAAACACTTAGGAAAAAAATCAATAACCCTGATTTGTTTACAGTTGGAGAAATAAAATTATTACAAACAATAAACATCAAAATAAATTAAAATGGCATTTATACCAGATGAACAAAAGCAAGATTATATCATAAGACAGAGTTGTCTTAACAGGGTTACCGATTTGATTGTATGCGGTGCAATACCCTTCAAAGAATTATCAAAAGAAAAGAAAAAAGAAGTGATAATTGGATATCATGAATTTTTAGTAAAATTAATTAAAAACAAAAATCAATAATTATGGAAATCAGAGCAAAAGTTTTAAAAATACACGATCAACAAAACTTTGGTAACAACGGAAAAGTTACTAAGGTTACAATTCAAGAGATAAACGATAATGTTAAATGGGAACATAATCCTTGGGATATTGAATTTCTAAATGATAAAACAGATCTTTTAGAAAATATTAAAGTTGGAGAGATATATATATTCCATTTTAATATTGTAGGCAGGGATTACAAGGGTAGAAATTTTACAAACATAAGATGCTGGAGGATAACAGAAGATGATTTAAACAAATGGAAAGTTTCCAAACTTGAAAATTCTCAACAGAATAACCCTATACAAAAAGAACAAAAAACAACTTACATATCAACACAAACAAATACAGAACAAGATGATGACTTACCCTTTTAGTAAAGAAACAGAATATGGTAGAATTACATCTGTAAAAGATACCAATGAAGATTACCATTCAAAAGATAGTATTTCTGCAAGCGGATTGAAAAAAATATATCAAAAAAGCGTTGCTCACTATTTGGATGACCAATTTAAAAAGACCAAAGAAATGGAGTTTGGAACTATGATTCATACTCTTTTACTCGAAGGTCAAGAGCAATTCTCAAAAGAATATTATCTGTTGCCAAAATTAGACATGAGAAAAAAAGCAGATAAAGAACTTTATGAGCAACATAAGATAAATGCAGATAACAGGATTATGTATTGTGATCAAGATTTAATTAATGGTATTACCTATAAAGAGGCTTTTTCTCTTATAAGTAAAAACTTTTACGATAATGAAATAGCTGTAGATCTTTGTAAAGGAGAAAACGAGATCAGTCATTATGGCACATTCAAAGATGTTGATGTTAGATGCAGACCAGATACTCTTGGCACAAACTTTATATCTGACATAAAAACCTGCAGCGATAATTCACCTTATGCTTTTTACCATCAGATAAAAAGATTAAATTATGATCTTCAAGCATTATTTTATTGTGATGTTTTGTGTAGAACTCCTGAGAGTTTTAGATTTATTGCCATAGAAACTAAATACCCTTTTTCGGTACAGGTTTATGGTTTAACTGAGAACACAATACAATCAGGTTATGATAAATACAATATTGCACTTGATCGATGGAAAGAGTATCTTAGGACAAAAGAAATAAAACTTTATCAATCATCAAATCAAGATAGTGATGGCACAATATATTTATAGTCAAAAGATAGTTATTGATCACATAAAAAAGGTATGTGATGATTACTTTGAATTTGATATTACTTTTAAAAGCAGAAGTAGAAAGTTTGTACTTGCAAGATCTATTTTTTATAAATTGTGCAAACAATATGATTCAAGAATTAGCCTTACCGATATTGGTAAAACTATTGGGAGAAATCATGCCACTGTTTACAATGGTTTGAATCAATTTGACAATCTTATAAAATACAAACAAGATGATTTTCTGATTGATAATTACCAGCAACTTGAAAAGTTAGTATTTAATAAAAGAATACAAATGATTGTGAAGAATCAAAGAAAACTTATTGATAATCATGGCATACAATCCATATCTGAATTTTTTAAGCCAAGAGGATAAACTGCAAAATAGTGTAATGAACTATTTTAGATACAATTATCCTTCAGCGTTTGTCATTCATGTACCCAATGAAGGTCGCAGAACTACATTTGAGAGATTCAAATTCAAACACCTTGGTGGGGTTAGTGGAGTGCCTGATATTTTATGTTTTACTAAAAATCGATTTAAATGTGGTTTAGCGATAGAACTAAAGGTTGGATATAATAAACCTACTAAAAATCAAAAAGATTGCTTAGAAAGGCTTAAAATGAATAATTGGGAGGTATATTGGACAAATAATTATGATGATTGTTGTAATTATATAAAAAAGTATTTTGATGATGGGTTATAACGAAGAAAAAAATGTCTATTACAATGAGATAGATCAAAAGGCATGGAGAACAAATACA